CGTTTAAACCTAATGGAGCTTGGCTCAGTGATTGTTCAATGCTCATAATATTCCTTAGTAGTACTCTACTTTTCTACGGGTGTAAAAAGGCTCATCTTCTTCATCAGAATCGATGGAGATAAAGCCTCCCAAGCGAAACCGCATCAGAGCCTGACTGCTTGAGTCAACAAGGTCGTCGTGGTCGCCGTTGGGGAAAGAAGCCAACTCATCCATGACTTCTTCAGCCCATCGGGTATCAGGACACCACACCATGCCAGATTCAAACAAAGCAGAGATAGCGTTTACACGTGATATCTTATCGTTTCCTTTGCCCGGCGTATACTCCGCGACCGGAATTCCCATCTTTCTCATCTCGTAGATGAGCGGAGCACCGGCAGCTCTCTTCTCAACAATCAAAGTGTCGGGTTCATACTCTCTGTAGACCTCTAAAGCTTTACGCTTTAGATCAGGGAACTCCATGCGCTCTTTGAATGCATCCAAAAGAATGATGTTTGCCTTCAAATTTCCATGTTTGTCGGGATGTTGGAAGACACCCCACGTTGTACAGGCTGAATAGTCTGCGCGGTTGTTCTTTTCAAACGCAGTATCCCAAGATTGAATGATGTATTCACACTCAGGGGGTCGTTTTTCTTCCCAAATCATCCAATGTTCGCGCTTAATGATTGCGCCTTCTTCAGATGTGGGGTTCTGTTGATACTGAGCCTCCCATTTAGCGACTGGAAGCTCGGCTTTCAGGGCTTCTAGCGCCGTTTTAGACCAAAATCCGGGCCACACAGGGTTCCCATTGGGCATAATCGCGGGAAAATCGATAACTTCCCACTGATCTACGCCATCTTTGTCTGAATTCTTAAGGATTTGGCCTGTCAAATCCCTCTTAGACCACCTTGTCATCACAATAATGATGGCTCCACCCGGCTGTAGACGCTGACGAGGGCCGGAAGTGAACCACTCGTAGACATTATCAAACACTCCGGGGTTGCCTTGCTTGGCTTCCTGCTCAGAATGGGGGTCGTCAATGATTAAGAGATCTGCGCCCTTACCTGTGACAGCACCCCCAACACCAATAGCGAAGTAATCACCACCCAGATTAGTGTTCCAGCGACCTGCGGCTTTTGAATCGCTCGATAGCTTAGTTTGAAAAACCTTTTGATAATGTTCTGATGAAACAAGATTCCTAACCTTTCGTCCAAATCCAGTGGCTAACTCCGCAGTGTGCGCAGTCTGGATAATCTTCTTATGAGGAAACTTCCCAAGAAACCACGCAGGTAAAAGGAAGGAAGCAAACTCAGACTTAGTATGCCTAGGAGGCATATTGATAATCAAACGCTTAAGCTCCCCGTTAGCTACACGTTCAAAAGCATCAGACATGATCTTATGGTGAGCACCAGAGATAAAGATAGGCCACATCTGCTTCACGAAGTACAGAAAGGATTCCTTACTGCGTTCTATCTTGTCCATCTCCAGCAAAGCCTGAATCTTTGCACGGTTCTCCGGAGAAGCCTTGGGGGCCATCTCCATGTACTTCTTAATCTCTGCGTGTGTCAGCAAACTCATAGACGTGCTACAGCCTTTACCGAAGTATCCGCTAACTTAATAGCATGGAACTTATAAGGCTTGGTCACAATGTGCCCGTCGGTCTTTAACCTATGAACAATCCTGTGGATGTTTGATTTAGATTTCAATCCAATCCCTCGGGCTATAACTTCATAAGACGGAGACACACCATGCAACCGAATGTATGCACGGATAAAGTCCAAGACCAACTGTCTGCGTTTACTCATGCATTCTCTCCGATTCATATGAGGGCACACTGCCCAGTGCGGCGACTAACTGCTCCGGTTTGGTTGTCAACCTCAATGTGCCTTCATATAAGTCCCCGGGATTCCACCGAGGCCCACCTCTCTTTAATGTCTGCGTGTCCAAGACAGTTAGTACTCACGTTCGCCAGTTACCTAGAGGGCTTCTAGGCCACCACGCTTTCCCAACATCTTGAGTTTAAACGCAAACACGAACGTTCGCAATACCTTTTTTGAAAATATATATACCCCCGGGGTGTTTGATTTGGAAAAGGAAGGGGGGGCTTTCCTGTGGAATGTATTTGGGTGTGTGGATTAGAGCGTATACGCGGGAGGGGTGTTGGTTCGCCACAAGTGGGGGTCGGGTACGGGTGGGGGTACGAGTATGCCCACGTTTACACGCCCTCCTGCTCTACTGGCTTCAGTGTGTTTAAACGCTTTGCGTCCACGTCTAGCACGTTGGCCTTGGCGCTATCTAGTAGCTTGATGTGCCCTGCAAGTTCTCTCTTCAATTGATCTGCGGTGATCACTGCCTTGTCTTGTACATCTGTCGGGGTGAACAGCCCTGCGGCTTTGCCCATGAGTTCCAGTGCTTTTAATTTAGTACCCTCTTGCTTGGCTTTCTTGCTTAGTGCAAGCAGTCCTTTCAATACATACCTTTTAGATGCGGCAAGGTCTTCGCTCAGGTGTTCTGCTGTCTCTTCCCATGCTTCCTCTAGGATGACCTTGATCCTCGGGTCTTTCATTAGCTTATTAGCTGATGCGCTGATACTTGCATCTGATCCAGTGTCGTTGGCGTATGCATCTCTATATGCTTGCCGTAGGCTTTTGCCTAGGATAACCCCTTGTGTAAACAGTACTTGCCGTGGGCTTAGAGGTCTTGGTCTCTGTATATCTGATCCTCTATGTTCTCCATCCTTTCTTCTTATAGGTTTCTCTGCGGCATGGGCTAACTGTTCCGCTTCGCTAAGGGTCTCGGGGCTTTCATCCTCGCCCCAGTTCTCCTCCTCCGCCATTGCCTGATCCAACTCCGCCCTGTACTGCTCACTGCTTGTCTTGTTCATGTTTAAACGCTCCATGTTTGTTAGTACCTACCAACTTTGCCCTGCTCCAACCCCCTGCAACGCACTGTTCGTATTATGCACAGTTTATCCACACCCTGTGCATAAGTCAAATGTTATCCACAGGAAGTTATCCACAGCTTATCCACAACCCCGAGTTATCCACAGGGTTGTCCACAGCTTATACATTTGTTATACAGTGCAGATTTACAACACATGATTTGATTACCTTAGTACTACAAAACATGGTTAAAGTAGTACGGAAAAAATGTGGCGAAAACCGATTTAAACGGCCTCAGTGCGTTTTTTTGCCCTCCATGCTACTACCCCCTTACCCAACCTCTGATCGACGCTCCTAGGCCGTTTTCACCATTTTGGTGCATTAACTTTAGTACTACTTTTTGAAGCGAGCAAAGCGAGTACTTTTTAGTTCAACTCCCTAGAAATTAGTTGTACTAATATAAATACAGCAGAAAACCACGCCCAAATTATTTTCAATTATTTTTAAAATACTTGTAAACTTTGTCAACGAACGCTATCATTGAGCCGTTGTATGCTCGTAGACAGCAATATCGTTTACACGCAAGGATTACCGCTCAGACCTGCTTACCCGTGATGGGCAAAGAAAAGCAGATAGTGCAGATCCTCTACCCTACAGGTGATCACACCACGTAGGGCTGAAAGAGTTCAGCCTGTAGCCCCTAGGGCTACGGAGTGCGCTCTTGCACTGTATTGGAGACCCCATGAAAAAGCTTCTTACTGCTTACCAAGCTGACCCCTCACTGGCGAATGCAAAACGTGTTTTTCTCTACGATTGGAAACACTCTTTCGCTTCCATCATGCTTGACCTTGAAGATCAAGCCCTGCTTCAGCAAATCATTGCACGTCACAACAAGGGAGAGTGAACCATGTATACAGCACAAATTGACCGCCACGGCAACATCATTGTTTGCAAGGGTGATGTAGAGCGCAACGGCTACAGCATCTTTTTTACTGGCACTTACAACGAATGCCTGAGTCGCAAGCAAGATCACAAAAGGCCGTGGCTTGCATGAATTTACAGCGTGATGCCCACAGGGGCATTGCAGTGGAAATTCCCACTACTACAGAGAGACCTACCATGAAACGTGAATACATCAAAGCCTTTAACGCACTCAAAAAAATGGGCGTTCCAGTGTACGTTCGGGACGACATGAACGGCAGATTTCAGATCAGCGCAGAGGAACCCGAGTCCTACAAATGGGCTGACTACCATGATGGCTACATGCGCTCTGATTGGATTTTCGGTGTTCACCCTGCGCTCGATGCCGCCCTGCGCAAGTTCGGTTTACATGCAGAGTGGATCAATGCGGGTGAACTGGGAGTGTATGAAGCCTGACATTTCAGCGGTCAGCCCTGCGGGGTTGACCAGTGCAATGTCGCACTACTTGGAGAAAAAATTATGGTCAAAGAAGAAGTTAAAGATTACACGCACCTTTCAAAGGATCACAAGGGCGTGTTTGGTCAGATGGTCTACAACTACAGATCACCCACGCACTGGGGCGGTGACGGCCTGTGCGAGATTCGGGTTAGCTTTTGGGGTGACCTCAAAGAGGTTGAGGTGCAATTCAGCTACTCATCGGGCGGTTGGAACAAGGGCTTCACCAACTTGCAAATTGCCGAGGCCATGAAAGAAGCCTTTGCCCTTGCAGAACACCGCTTGGCGGTGCTTGATAAATGCCCTTGGCAAGCCAAGGTTGCCCCCTGACATTTCAGCGGTATGCCCCTCGGGCATATCAGTGCAATGTCGCACTTCCAGTGGAGACCCACATGACCTTACCTATCAAACACCTGACTCGTGAAGACTGGCTGACTGCCGCTGTCGATGAACTGCGGCCTTTCTTTTCCTCTAATGGCGTGTCCATCACCCCGAAAGTTCGGGTGTCTTGCGCTCTCCCCTCTAACGCAAAGCGTACCAATTTCAAGTCGGTTGGCGAGTGCTTCCCCAATACCAATTCGGCTGACGCTCACTTTGAGATTTTCATTAGCCCTGTACTGGCTGACCCTACCAAGGTCTTTGAGACCCTTGTTGCCATGCTCTGCCATACCGCCAAGGGTGCGCTGAACCACGGCAAGCCCTATCAGCGTGTGGCTGATGCCATGCACTTGTTGCCCAATGGCACTGCCTCCGCACGTTATAAGTCGGTGACTCATGGCGGTGCATTCGTTGCCGCCTATCAGC